ATTCAGCAACAGATAAACCGCTTGAATCTACATCCGAAGACTTTAGTATTTCATTATGGATTAGACCGCAATGGGCAACAACAGACTTGAACTTAATTGTTTTTGACTTAACCCCATCTGGAACTACATCTACCGCAAACAGATTCTTCTTACAATACGATTATGGTCTAAACAGATTTATAGTTAGATACAGAAGTAATTCTACAAACTTTGATAGGCAATGGGCACTTCACGATAACAATTCAGCTTGCGGCACTGGAACAAGCTCTAGCAACAAGTGGTCAGGTTCCAATAGAGGAAATGTAAATAGCGATAACTTCGTTCATTTATTTTTAAACTATGACGCCTCTCAGTCTACAGCCGCAGCAGCATTTGATTTGTATTGGAACGGTACGGAACTAACAAGCACAGCTGCAAGCAATAACGGGAGCAGAGTTAATATGACGCTTGATGAATTAAACTTCTGTGGTAACGACCATAACACTGGGGGTAGCCGTATTGCAGACTATATGTATATGCATATGTGGGACGCTCTGTCATCTAGCTCAAACATTACCGCAATGTATAACTCTGGGAAACCTATAACAGCAGCAAATGCTGGTTACACTTCTAACTTAATATTTGGAGATACATCAACGAGCGCGCCTTCTGTAAACGATGCTGACGATAGTGGAAACTATGACTTTGCGAACGCGAATGGGCAGACGGTAGTTCAAATCTAGTATTTTGATTAATTTTGCATTAACTATAAAAAGATAAAAAATGGCAAACACTTATTCTTGGGATTGTAGAAC